CCTCCCAACCATATAGGTCCAACTGTGCAGAGCACATATAAGGTAGTAAAAATAATACTATGAGCTTTTTCATTATTTCTTTTTTCTACCTTTTCTTTCTTTACCTTTTAAAGCGTCATCAATATCACCAATTTGATTACCTACTTCTTTAATAGCAGCACCAACGTCAGCTAATTCTTGAGCTGTTAATTTGTATCTTTTCTTTATTTCTTGTACTGTAGCGATAGCTTTTTCATCTATAGTTGTTTTGTTCCATAGTGCTTTCCACATGTCCTTCCAATACTGTTTAGTTAACTTCCACATAATTTTAAAATTTACTTGCGTTATTTATTTCGTTTATAGTTTCTTGTATTTCATTTAAATCTGCAGGCAACACAAGATCTAAACCTGCTTTAAAAACTTTTTCTTTAATACCGTTTTTAAATATTATAAGAGTAGGTGCCATACGAACTCTATATTTTTTCTTTGCGTTTGGCGCTTTAGCTATATCAACTCTATAGTATGTAACATCTTTTAATTTGTTCCAGTTAGAGAAGCAATTATCCTCGTTAAACTTAGCCCAAAACTCTATAACAACAGGCTTTTCGCTTTCGTCTCCAAAAGCAGAAGTACCGCTTATAGCTTTTTCAAAACCAGAATCAGTCAGCCAGTATTTTTCAGGCACATTAGTTTGTGTAAAAGATAAAAATGGTATTAGAAGTAAAATTAAGTATTTCATTATCTATTTTTTTGTATTTCGTAAAGTCTTTGATCTATCTTATCTATAGTTTCTTTTATTTCTTCCACATCATCTTGAGTGTCCATGATTGTTTGACGAATTAATTCATCTTTTAAATCATATTCAACCCTGTCAATAACCGGTTTAGGCATTTCCATAGCTAGAGCTATATCTGCTTGCATTATAAAATACATGCTTGCTAGTGAAACTACTCCACCTATTATTAAACCTATTGTTTTTAAATCTAGAGTCACCTTAGTGCTCTCTCCTATTTCTGGTGCTGCCATTGTTATCTAAGTGTAATGTTAATTCCAAATGTTGTTATAAAAAATTCTGAGTCCCACATTTTAGTATATTCACCTTCGGCAAACACGCCTATTGATTTAGTTAACTTCCAACCAATATTAGCTCCCGTTTGGTAATCCCACCATTGTTCTCCGTCAGCTGCATCAGCTAAACCATATTGATCCCAGCTATTTCTATATAAATATGACAACGGTATTCTACCTTGATCATCTTTGTCACCCATAACATATTTGTGATAAGGTAAGAAAGCAGATCCATATAAATGCGCCCAAAACTTAGACCCATAATGATACCAGTCAAAACCTACAACTGGACTTACTAATCCAAAAGTTCCTGTGTTACCTAGAATATCGTTATTATATCGTGATATTAATTGTTTATAAGGACCATCTCTAAACTGAGGATCAGATGAAGCTACTATTTGTCCTTCTGGGTTCCACCAAAAATAACCACCAATGTTTTCTTCTTCACCAGTTATAGGGTTATAAATTTCAGTAGTATAGTAAGCGTCCTGATAACCATACTCGTAAGCTAATTCATACCAATAGTTTTCTTGATTACCATTAGCATCCAAAGCACTAACCCATATTTCGTAAGGATTAACACCGTAAACTCTTTCATGTGTTCTAAAAGCTGCGCCAGCAGATATACTAAACTTTTTACCTATAGGTAATCTAGCTCTAACATCAACAGCATTATAATTAAAATCAAAAGCACCTTGGTATCTTGACTCTAATTTAACAATGTGATACTTACCAGTATGTCTTAGGAAGTATCTTTGGTTATTCCACTCTTCACCTCTACGTCTTTCTTTTTCAAAATGAAATAAATATTCCCAGCCTTTTACAGCAGATGTAGGTGCTATCAAAGCATTTTGTCTTTCTACATTTTGATCACCAGTCCAAAAGTTACCTGGTTTTCTTTCATAATCAAACCTACCTAATTTACGTATACCAAAACCTATTCTGTAATCAGAAGGAAAATACTCTGTCACATCAACAACTTGAGGCACATCGTACAAACCAGCACCATCAGGCTGTCTTATTAGATATTTTTTATCAGATGACTCGTAAGGAGCTCTATAATCACCAGCACCATATATAGTTGCATATTTAAAAAAATCTTTATAAAACTTTTTAAAGAATTGTTTTTTTGGTTTATCTTTTTTAACTTCTTTTTTTACGTCTTTGCTACCAATTTTTATAATAGGTTGTTGTGCATTTAACGTGAAAGTTAATAGTACTAAAATAGTAATTATAATATTTCTCATTGTTGTAATAGTTTTATTAAGTCAGCGGTTTGTATTGAGTCTTTTATTCTTTTATTTCTTTTTCTTGTTTCAGCCCCTTTTTTAGCAGCTTCAGATCTTTTCCTTGCTTTTTCAGCGTCTTCAGCAGCTCTCTCTTCAGGTGATAAGTTATTATACCTTAATAATTCTTTAAGTTTATTTTCTTCTCTAGTTTTCTTAGCTTTTATTATACCCTCTTCTTTTCTTTTTTCTTTAGCTTCTGCTTTTATTTCATCAAACTCTTCGTTTTCAACACCTACGCCCCAAGTTCTCCAACCTAAAGCTAAAGCCAACCTCTGCATAGTTGTATTTCTACTATCTAATGCTTCAGCAATACCTTTAGCTTCTATTAAAGCTCTATCAAGTGGTAGATTTAAAATAGCAGAAGACAAAGACCCTATTATTTCATAGTTAGGTGATGGGTTGTATTTACCATTTATAGTTACATCCCAAGGATGTTTGTTAATAACATCTTTATCAAATTTTTTAGTTTGTATCGCGCTATATATTTTTCTAAACTTAGATCCAATAGGTGGTGATATATTTGCAGCTTCTATTAAAGTGTAAGCGTGGTCAGCATTATAACCTTTTTTCTCTTGCTGTAAATACTTTAAATAAGTATTCTTTATAGTTGTAGCAACAGCTCCATATATACCACTACCTCTAATTATAGAGTCCATCATACCGTTTAATATCCTAGCTTGTTTTTGAGATTGATTTAATTCTAACTTTTCATCTTCAATTTCATCATCATCAAACCCAGGTATTAAAGCAAATAGAGCATTTTGAAGAGCGTTAAATATTAAGTTTTGTACAGCCCCGTAATATATTATTTTACTAAAGTTTGTCTTAAAATCACCTCTACCGTTTATAATATCTTGACCAGCTTTTTTCATTAATCTAGTATACTGCATAGGTGTATTTTGAAACGCTAGTATTAATCTACCAGCCGTACTTCTTTGTTGTTGAGAAACTAAAGCTGGATCACCAGACTGCTGTGCTTCATCTGAAACCTTACTAAAATCTTGAAAAGCAGCGGCCTCAGCTTCTGCTTTAGACATTCCTTTTTTTATATAAGTATTTACCCTGTTTCTATAAAACGAAGCACCACCAGCAGCAATAGCAAAACTATCTGCTATCTGTGTAGGTGTAAAACCTATTTTAAGTAAATAAGATATAACAGCATTTGCTTTATCCTGCGTGTTTTTAGCAGCATTAGCTATTTCAGCTTCTTGAACATCTGATTTTAATCCACTACGTCTTTGCTTTAGTTTGTCAGAGTTAAAAATCATTGCAAAGTCTTTCCAATACTGTTTTTGATTAGCAAATGCTAAACCGGCTTTTAATATATTGTTGTCACCCCAGTTTATAAAGTTTGTAGAAGATATTGTTTGTAATAAAGCAGATCTTCTGTTAAAAAACATTATAGTACCTACAGAGTTGTTTATCCAATTTAACCAAGCGTTATTTATACTGTTACCTCCTCTTGTTCTATTACTACCAGTTTTCATAGCGTATATAGAATCTTCTATAGCGCTTCTAGTAGATTTACCATATAAAGCCTCTATTTTAAATAAATTCTCTTTACTAAATATAATATCAACGTTCTCTATAAATTCTGATAAGTATTCTTTTCTATTTACTTTATCTGTTAAGTTTTGTAAATCACTCAATGTTGTTTGAGTGTCCCAGTATTGACCAGGTTCTGGCCATGTCTCTGCTTTTGAAACAGATAGTAATCCATCGGCATAACCAGATAAATCAGAATCATTTTTAACTAAGTTGTGTAATTTTTTCTGATCTCTTTTAGATATACCAGGTATTTCAACACCAGCCTCGGTCCATAAATAAACTCTTATAGCAGAGTCAAAAGTAAAATCACCATCTGGTATTAATTTACCTAGTTTTTTAACAACTGGCTTATACATTTTTAACAAAGCCTTAGTATCTCTTTTAATTGCTTGTCTAGCTGACTCTATTGCTGCTACACCTTTAAAATATGGTGTCATTAAAGAATCTTCAAAAAACTTTTGATCTGCTTCACCTTGTTTACCTTTACCAGCAAAAATATATTGCGTTAATCCTCTAAAGTCTTCAGCTGATGGTGGAACAAAGAATTTAAATCTACCACTTTTCTTGCCTCTTCTTCTTGCTACTACTTCAGAAAACCTTTTGTTAGCGTCTACACCTTTTTGACGCTCTATCATTTTATTAAAGTCGTCGCTTAGACTTTGACTAAAAGCTACTTTGGCTTGCTGAACTTTACCTTTAACATCGAAACTATCGTATACTTCTTTTACAGCCTTAACGTTTTTAATAGCGTCGTCTGCAAAATAAAAATCATTGTAGCCATCAGCTATTTTAGTTATCATCCAGTCAGCTTTTGCTTTAGCCGTACCGTCTTCTAAGCCCACAATATTATCTAAACGTATGTCTAAGCCTATACCTTTTAAAAAAGTGTGTATAGCAGGCGCGGCGTTCTGTGGTCTAGCGGTAAGTATAAATACATTTTCATTACCAAATTTATTATTACGTTTAACAGCCTTGTCAAACATAGGGCCTCTTTTACCCTTCATAACCTTACTAAACTCGCTAAAATCAAATTTAGCACCTATAGCTTCTAAGTCAGCAGATTGTAACGCAAACTGTGTAGCATCTATTTTACCTTTAGTGCCGTCTGGCAGCGTATAAAGCACGTTAGATTTAGTCTGAGCAAGTGTATCATCAAAATCCCAAACACTTATACCTTTAGGTTTTTTAGAAAAAGCAACAGTACTAGCTAATGATATAGCTTTTGTCTCTGCTCTTAGCTGTTGTAATTTTTTAAACAACTCAGGTTTGTTGACAGCTTTACCAGCAGTCTCCCAAGCTTCACCTATAATTTCTCCGTTAGCATCCGGATTAATACTTTTTATTGCAACAAAGTTTGGATTACCCCATGTTCTAATGTTATAATATCTTTTCCAAACAGGATCTCCAACTTTATAACCTAGGTTCATTTTAGACTGTAAACCTACTTTAGTTAAAAAGTTGTCCATATTTTTTGGTATAATAGCTACTTTGTATTCTTCAAATAGTTTATCTGATAAATTACCAGCTTCTGATCTATTATTTTTATAGTAGTCTACTAAGTTCATTAAGACGTAGTTAGTAGGCATCATATGCTCATACCTAGCGTCCGCTGCTTTTAATCCTTCTACAACGTACTCTAAGTTAGCGGCTCTTTTTAAAGGCGCTGTCATTTGAGAATCCATCTGCTTCATCAACATAGCAAGATCCATATTGTCGTAATCTCCGTCGACAACCATTTCCATCATGTTTTTTACAAATCTTCTAGCATTTTTAGCTTGTTCTAATCTACCTTCAAAGTCCCTATCGCTCAAGCCTGATTTGCTGGTTTCAGGTATTAAAGTTACATCATTAGTGGATATTTCTTTACCATTTATTTTTAGCCAAGGTAACTTTTTTTGACGCGTTAGTTTTATATCTATATCAACACCTGGTATGGTATTTAAGTGATTGTAAAAATCTGAAGTGTTTAAAAACACTTGGTATCTATGTGTTCCTTTTCTAGATGCTTCTTTGTTTTCTACTACATTACCGTCTTCTATTGTAAACTTACCGTTACCGATTAACGTGGCGCCTTTGTACATAGGGCCGTTTATAACTATGTCTATAACAGCTTGCTCAAACTCAGGAGTTCCAGGTTCAAATTGTTTTATGTAATCTAACGGTAAAGCTCTGTGTCTTTCTATTCTTTCTTTAGAGTTAAAACCTTCTGATATATTATCTTTTAAACCTAAATACTCTTTTAAAGCTTGGTTAACTTGACCTTCAGAAGTCATCGTTTCTAAAAACATTGTTAAAGCTCCTGTGTCGTTTTTAACTAAAGGATCAACTAAATCAAACCTCTTGGCATAACTAGTTAGGTCTTTAGCAATAGCGTTAATTTCTTTTTTTGTAAAGCTATCAGGTAGGTTTGCAGAAAGTAAAGACTTAAACGTGTTTAACACACTATCTTCACTACCCCAGTTTGTAGAGCTAGGGTTTAATTGTGAGGCTACACCAGGTATGCTAGCGTAAAAAACCTTTTGCTTATCAACAGTTAATTTATTTACCGCGCTAAAAGCTACTCTACCTACATTTTTACTAAGATCTTGTATGAACGCTTCTGTTTTAAAACCAGCCTCCATTAAGACTTCCGCTTGAACATCAAAACCAGCTTCTTGAGCAAAAGTATCAGCTAGTGATAATTGTCTTGCGCCTCTTGTGTTAGGTGCTACGTTATTACCTTCGAAGTAATTTAAAAAATCAATTTTAGCTTTTTTCTTATCTTTTACTTTTTCAAATATAAAAGGTCCAGATTTTATATCAGTAATTTTTTTAGCTACAATTAAACCTTTGTCTACAGCATCGTTATGATTTCTTATTTGTTCAGCGTTCATTCTAACACCTGTAGACTGAGTTAAGAAAGGATATTTTTTAGTTAGAACATCAACAGGTAGATCATAAACATTGTCAAAGTTAGCAGATAAAAACTCGCTGATATTACCTCTAACTTGTTCTCGACTTAATTTAACATCATTGTTAAAGTTTTCACCACGCTGCATTAGTTTTCTAAAAATCAAACCTATACTGTTTGAGTATTTTTTTGCTAACTCAGTTCTAAACTTATTTGTCCCTACTTTGTTTTTAAAGTTACCTAATCTAAATGTTTTGACTATATTGTCTTTTATTCTGTCTATTAATATATTAGGTATTGTAATTGCTTTGCCATCACTTATAAACTTTACTTTATCTCCAAAGTTTTTTCTTCCTGGTACAACACTAACTTCTTCTGCTTGTGTTTCATTGTTTTCGTTAGTAACATCTGCAACAGTCTCTAATCCTAAGCTTGCCGGGGTTTGTTTAAATGTTTCTTCTGCTAAAGAGAAAACTCTAAAATAACCTCTGTTTCTTACAAACTTATCTAAATCTTGATATTTAGTAACGCCATCCTTGTTTGGTTTTAAATACTCTTGTTGTATCATGGTAGATAGCTCCATCGCAACTAATTCCTTCCATGTTTCTAAAGTTTGACCCTCTCTATTCATAGGATCTAAACCGTTCCATATTCTATTAGAAATAGTGGTTATATAAGGACCCATAGCGTCTGACTCGGTAACTAATTTTGAGTCCATAATATTGTTAACAAAATTACCGTTAACATCATACCTAAGCATGTCGTTTACAAAACCTCTAATTTTTTCTCTTTTCTTTTCAGGCTTAGGTGTATAGTCAGGCGGTAGCTTAGGTAAACCTTTTTTAGATCTATCATTGTTCATACGACCAGAAACATAGTCATTTAACATACCTTCTAAGTTAGTGCTAGCACTGTTTGCTATGTTTGAAGGAGCTTGCCTACTGTTGTTGATTATATCGTTTGACTTAGCGTCTATTACAACTTGAGATTGACTAGCATCAGATATATCTTCTTTTGTAAGTGTACCATTATTTATTTTCTTACCTAATTCAACAGCGAAAGAAAAATAATCATCAGCACCTTTAAAGTCAAACTTGTATTTATCTTTAAGTTTAACTTCAGTAAGCACACCAAACAACCCAGCTAATCCTTTAGATTTTTTAGTTCCAAATCTATCAGCAGCAATGTATTCAAGAAAAACAGATATAACTTCTTTAGAATCTACATTTCCATTGTTGTCATATATACGTTGATCGTTTATAAAGTCTTGGTAAACCTTATTGTCAATGTTACTCATAGACTCTAGCAGTTGACTAGAAACATCTTCAAAACCAATCTCTCCATTAAATATCTTCCAAAATACTTGATGACCTATTTCATGGTGTTTTACATACTGTTGTTCATTTTTCAGTCTATTTTCCATTATAGAAATAGTTACGTCAGTACCTTTAACAGCTGCGCCATCGTTACCTTGTTTGAAACCTTGTATCATTAATTCTCCATCTGCTTCTGATACCGTTCCATTTTCTATTAAACCCTGTACATGGACAACAGCCTCATCAACAGTTTCAAACATCTCTATTTCAACACCCTCTGCACCAGCTTGAGAATCACTCTCTTCAAACTTGTCTCTCATAAAAAGCTCGTAGCCTTTATTTCTTATTTTATCAGCAGAGTAATCTTTGTTAGGATCTAAGCTATTTAACTCTTGTTCTGCTTTTGTTAAGTAATCATTATATCTATCTGTGTCTGCATCGTTTAATAATTCAAACTCTGTTCTAAGCTTTTTCTTATTATCGTTAGACAACGCCGTATCTAAAATAGCATTTCGTCTGTCAAACTCTGCAGCGTATTCTTTTATTAATTTTATTTTTGTGGCTTGGTCAAGATCAGTGTTTGCGTTTACTGCGTTTATTTTGTTCTGTAGCTCTAACTGCTTGTTTCTAGTTTCTATAGTCATTCCTATAGCTTCTGCACCTAAAGTGTTTTCTATTAACTGAGTATCACTTTCAATTAAGCTATTAAGCTTATCTTGTTTTATTTTTATATTTTCAATTAACTGGTCTCTAGTTAGAAAACTACCACCTGTTTTTCTTAACATGTCAAGCTTACTACTCATAGCATCTATTTCACCTCTTAAGGTTCTCATTTCGCTTTGATTTTCATATGATGAAAACTTAGAGTTATATGCTCCACGAAGAAAAGGTATTCCACTAAACAATATACCAAAACCTAAACCACTAAACCCAGCGTGGTCCATACCCATAGTTATATCGTTGCCGTCAAACATATTTTGAGCACCAACAGTACCTATTTCGCCTAATGGCTCTAGCAGTATATCTGTAACAGTTCCTTTAGAGTTTTCTTTAAGCCATTGCTTTTGACCAGTTTCCATAGCTTGAAACCCTTTAAGTTTATTTCCTCTTAAAAGAGTTTTCTTAGCTCTATTAAGTATAGGTACTGTTGTAAGATGAGCAAAACCGCCTTCAGCAATACCATAACCTAAACTTGTAAACCACATGTTAGCATGACTATAATCTTCCATACCATTCATTATTTGATATGTCATATCCATTTGCTTCTGACCTGTTGAAGAGGCTCCAACAACTACCGCTGCGTAACCACCACTCGCCACCATAGCTGCTAATATAGGTAATTGATTTGTTGCTTCTTGCATTAAAAAAGCACCAAAATTACCAAGCCCAAGATAACCTTTTGATGGACTAAATGCGCCACCTTCTTTAGAGCTAAAATCTATATCTCTAACATAAGAGTTTCTAATTCTATTAGAACCTTCGTAGTATGATTGAAAAACACTGTCTTCATCCATTTGAGTCCCAAGCATTATAATATTATAACCTAAATTACCAATACCCATAAAAATATCAGTTGTTCCAAGCGTTACGTTAGATATATACTTTTCGCTTCTATCATAATTTCTTGAAGCAGTGTTCATAGCTATAGACAAATCACCTTGCTTGTCTGCAATATCTTGACTCTCTTCGTTTAAATCATTAAAAAGCTTATAGTTTGCTTCGTTGGTTATGTAAACATTATCGTAAAGCGCTTGTAGATTTTTAAGAATAGCCTCGTTATATATCTCAGTTGTCTCAACACCGTTCTCGTCTATGTTTGTTTGAGTTCTTACAGTGTTTTCAAGAGGATTTATAAGAATCCCCATATTGTTTAAAGCTTTTGTTAGTGTTTCTTCTTGCTCTGGTGTTATTATACCTTTTTGATCAACTACTTGTTTTATTATTTTACCAATCTCAGCGTTGTTTTTAGTGGTATCTAATATTATATCCTGCTTTAGCTCAATTTCTTGTTGTTCTTTTGTTAGCTTAACTTCTTCAAATCTAGAACCAACGTTGTATATTGCCGCAAGTTCTCTACGCTTATCTTTGCTACCGTAGCTAAAAACCTCTGCGTCTTCAATATATATTTGAGTGTATTTACTTTTAAGTGCGTTAATTTCAGAAACTTCATTCTGGTTTAACACCACAACTTTAGCTAGCTCTTCTACACTTTTAACACCATAAACTTTAAATTGTTTTTCTAAAACTTCCTCACTTAAATCGCTAAGCTCTTTGTATGCTTGTTTGTATTGATCACTTAAAACACCTTTAACAAACATTTCTTTTTCACCTTGTACGTCCATACCGTCTAAAGCGTTAGTGGGCATAGCTACCGTAGTGCCTGAAAAAAGTTTTGATGTTTCTGAATTAGCGTCTTCTAGGTTTTTTCTATTATATTTTTCACCTATTGTCTTTTTTTCTTCTATGTAGTTTAGGTTTGACTCTGTAGCTTCGTTTGTTATAGCTCTTGCTATTTCAGCTTTTTTCTCTCTGTTTGAAAAAACATCAGCGTTTGTAGATATTAAATCAGAGTTTTCTAACATATAAGCCTTAAGCATATCGTAGTTAAGTTTATTAGCTTTTTCACCAAATACATTACCAGCAAAATCAGTATTAAATTCTAACACAACAGAATCTTCAGCGCCTGGTATTGTAACTTTTATAAACTCAAAACCTCCAATGTTAGGGTTTTCAGACTCCATTCTTTTATAGTCCTCTTCTGGAATATCATCTACACTAGCTTGTTCAACTTGTATGTTGGTTCCTTCAAACATTTGTTCAAGATTTTTCTCACCTTCTTCTTCGTCTTGACTAAAAATATTATTTCTAAAACCATAATTTTCCGAACCATCTTCGTTTATAGTTGGCTCAAATGGTTCTAATAAAAAATCAACCTTTTTTTCTTTATTAGGCGGATCATTTAGCATCTCAGCCTTTTTAGAATCAACTAAGTATCTCTGTCTGTCTATCTTTATTACTTCGTCTATGGTTTTTACTTTATCATTGTATTGATCAACAACAGATACACCATCTATGTTTTTCATTTGCAATAATTTATTAATACCATCTTCGCCTTGTGAAATTAACTCTTCAACCTCTTCTTTAGGTATACCATAGTCTAATCTAGTAGGGTCGGTATATAAAGCTTTAAGACCTTTTAAGTAATTAGATGTTCCAGGGTTGTCTTCTGGTTTTAACAACACCTTATCAAACTTTGGAATATTTACACGTGTATTATCTACTTTTACACCAAATTCTTCAGTACGCTTTTTATCTCTTTTGGTATCTAATTTAGATTTGTATTCCGATAAAGACACTGCCAAATCTGAGACCGTATCGCTTTGGTTCGATCCTACATTGGTCTCCGCATCTGCAGGATCGTTCTGAAAATTTGCGTTATTCAGTATATTACTTATAAGTCCATCTTCATTTTCACCACTTGTTATTTCGGGTGTTGATGATAGTTTTATATTGTGTTTTGACAAATAAGTATCAAAATCTGTATTTCCTCTGGCTTTATCTATTTCTTTTCTAGTAAATAATTTACCGTTGAATAAGAATTTTTGATTTTCTAAAGAAGCCCTAGCGATAGCGGCTTGTTTTAATGGTGCACTCTTCATATAGTTATATTTTATTCTTCTGTTGGTAAAGTAACTTGATTCTGGCTTTCAATAAGATCTTCTCTAAACTTTATTTTTTCAGCTTCACTCAAGCTGTTGTACTGCTCTATAAAAGGTTTTTCACTAGACACACTTAATCTACCTCTTGCTGAAGCTCTAGATTTATTGTAAGAGTCTCTTACTTTTTGATCTGCCTCAGCTCTTTTTTGGTTATAAGAACCAAGAGCTACTTTTTTTAAACCTGCTAAATAAGTATTAGCTAACCACATTCTTAATTGTTTATCATTTTCTATGTCTAAATAAGAATCGTCCCAGCCATTACCAGGAACCATGTTTAATGGAGTATCAGATATTACAGTGTCGTATATCATAGACATCATGTCTTCTCTGCTCATAGTGTTAAACATACCGTTTAATTGGTACTTGTAATTAGTTTCTAAAGCGTTTTCTATTTTAACACCACCGTTTTGTGCTTTGTTGGTTAATTCCATTATAGCGTTAAAACCCTCGCTGTTAATTAAGTGGTAGTTATAATCACTATCTTTTTCAAAGTCAGAAAAGGGTATATAATCACCATCATGGTTTATTTGAAAAGTTCCGCCAGGCTCTATAACAATATCAAAATCATTATTTTTAAATAAAGAATTTAAGTTATCCGTGTTACCATTTATTATAGATGCTTCGCTTATCCTATTGTTTCTAACATCGTCGTAGTACTCCTCTCTTTTTTGTTTAAAAAGATCTAAATTTTCACTGAGTGCTTTGAAAGCGCTATTTATCTCATTCATTGTAGATATAGCTTTTATATAATCTGGATCATCAGCGTCTAATTCTGATGCTGTTTTAGCTGCTCTAGCGTATTTGTTTCTGTTTGAAATTAAAAAGTTATTAACCTCGTCTCTCATACCAGGCTCAACTTTAGCTACGTCTATAGTGTCCATACTATTCACGTAGTTTTTTAATTCAGCCTCATCTTTATTTCTTTGATATTGAGCTTGTCTAAGAGCCATAGCAACAGCCTCAGTGTTATAACCGGTTTGAAGACCAGCATTGTAACCACCTTGTACGTTTGCGAAAGTATCTGCGGCTATGCCCGCGCCTTTTATTAATGATTGATTTGCCATGTTGTTGTTTTTAAAGAGAGCCTTTTTCTGGTAAACTATCAATGTGACCACCAACAGCCCCAGCCATTTGACCAACTCCACCCATTATACTAGCTGTAGCAGCATCTCTCGCTGCGTTAGCGGCACCTAATCTCTGCTGTGACATACCTAACAGTGTTTCTACTTTATCTTTTTCTGCTGCTCTAGCGTTTTGAGCACCTTGTATTTCTGCATTTTGTACACTCATTCTTCCACCAGCAGCTTTCAGCTGATTTGCTCTTTCTTGTTGACCTATACTTACAGCTGCTTGTTGCGCTTGTTGATTAGCAGAGCCAGCCAACGCTTGTGCCATTGCAGCAATACCAGATCCACCAGCAGCTCCACCCATGTTGTTCATTATATTAGCTTGGCTTTGTTGAGACTGTTCTCTTGCAAAATCCGCCGCCTGCGTGTTAACTGTAAGATCTTCATAAGCGTTATCCAGGTTGGCGGCTAAATTAGATGTGTCTAGGTTTGTGTATCTAGCTTTGTTGGCTTCCATTTCTCTTTGAGCAGCTCTTTGTTCTTTTTTTCTTTTACCTGAGCCTATTATACCACCAGCTACACCCATGAGTCCACCGACTCCTTGAGATATTAGTGCTCCTGCCATTTTTACAGGTGATGATTTTTTTAATCCTTGTGCCATTTTAATTAGTGTTTATCTTATTATAATTACAGGTTATTTACTACTTTCAAATATTTCTGAGCCTACTGAAAATAATTCAACCTCTGTTGTTTTGTCGTTTCTAAACTGCGCCTCAGCATAATAACCTTTTAAATTAGAAGTATTACCTTGTGAGTCTTTTGTGAAAAATATATAACTTGTGTTCGTTGGTGGTGTTGTTTGAGTGTCTATACTAGCAACCACTGTAACAGTACCGTTGGCGTTTATAGTTATACTAGTTATTAAACCTATTTCTACTATCTCATCGTTTGCAGCTAAATAATAAACAGTATCACCAACTTGTAGTGATACGTTTACCGCTGTAGGAAATAATAATGTTATTGGTTGTGTCGCCATGATTTATTTTTTTATGTACATGGATTGCTTCCACTCCATGCTTGAGTTATTGTTGCTCCTCCATCACCTGGATCAGAACTAATAGGTACCTGTCTTGTAGCACACTGAGTTGTTGCGGTTGCTCCTATACCAACATTTAAAGTTTCTTCTTCTAAAGTTACACAGTCTATATATGTTACTTCAACGGATTTAGCTTTTGCGTTTAATCCTGGGTTGTATACTATGCTCCATGTTATACAATCTAACTGAGTAGAAGCTGTTTTATTACAAACCGCGTTGTTGTTAACAACTGTAACTGTTCCGCTACCGGAAGGAGCTGGCGAAGCTAAAGCACATATTGAAAAACTAACATCACCTTTGTTTAATACTATTTGTCTCTTTTCACTTGTTATACAGTCAAAGTATATAAAACTACCACCTCTAGTTCCAGCTGAAACAGTGTATTTTCCACAAGCATTTGTAGATCCAACTGTTATTAAATTAGCTAAATTTAAATTAAACGTAACATTAGCATCACCGTATTTAGATATATACCCAGAGCTTGTAACAGTGGCTTCAGTAGAAGTGTCATTTAGTGTTACTTCAGCGGGTAAAAATAATTCAGATTTTTGTCTACCATTAAAAGATAAATCAGGAAAATCAGTTAAAGAACTAATAGTAATAGCTGCACCGTCGATAGTAATGTTATTACCAGATATATTTGTTATTTTTCTAGCTGGCTCTATAAAATTATCAACCTGAGCTAACTCCATACCAACAACTAAATTAGTTACATTATTTAAAGCTATTATATTAGCATTAGAAACCGTTGATTGAATTGTTTTTAATATATTTGGATAATTGCTCCAAGCATTATCAACATCTGGATTAGAAACCAAAGAAAGAGCTTGTCCAGAGTCACCACTAACAGAAAAAATTAACGTGTTGTTATATCCATCAGTACCAGGTGATGGTTGTGAAAGAGCTGGGTATGTTCTCACATAAGATGTTGAGCCTACACTCATGTTTGTTCCACTTGCTGTAAACGTTAAAGAAGTGTTTACGTATTGATATATACAAACAGGATTAGACTGAGGAAAAGGTGAAACTAAATTACCTCCGCCTAAAGTTAAACAATATACAGCATTAGACGTAACTGTTGGAAGGTTTATATTTATATCAAAAAATCCAGAAGCAGGTATAGTTAACGCGGGTGTAGTGGTATATGTTAATAAATCACCTGAGCTAGCGTCATATGTGTCAAAACTTAATATAGATCCATTATTACTAGCCAATGTAAACGTCGCTGTAGGTGTACCAAATACTCTCATAACTCTATAATCTCCATCAGGCGAAGCATCAGTAGTAAGCATAGAATAACTAAATATTTTTACAGGAACAACTTTTATTTGTTTTGTAGCAGGTACTTCAACAGTTATTTTATCATTTATAACGCTGTTGTTTGGAAAAGTATAATAAAACTTTATGTTAATAGAAGTTAATTTACCGCTTGAGTCTAGTGTCTCTGTTTCTATACAGTTGTAGTTTTCAGCTACCATTTCATCTCCAGTATAAGAAATATTAAAGCTACCATTAAAATAATAACCGCTAGACGCAGTATATGTTTTATCTATAATAAGAGCTTGATAACCTTCAACACCAGACACTTCATAAGATATTTCTTGAGGAACAGGACAATCTTGAACTATTGACATATTTGTGTTAGATCCAGTTGCTTGGTAATAACCTCTAAGAGAAAGTCTTTGTCTTATGGCTGCTCCATTTATACATAAACTTAATGTAGTATTAGACGTAGGCATGGTAAAAGGATTGTCAAAAGTAACAGTACATATTACGTTTACACCGTCTTGTGTAAAAACAACTGTGTTAACGTTAGCTAAAGTAGTATTAGCCCATGAAAAATCTTCTGCTGTTACGCTATAACCAACGTCTGGTGTAATAGTTAAAACAGCTGTAGGATGTGACGTGTATACATTTGATCCACCTGCAACAGAATATGTTACGTTTGTTATTGTATAATTATTATGTGATTGTGTAGCCATTATAAAGTATTCATAGTTGTTATGTGAGTTACAATACCATTTTCAAAAGTTATAAATTTCCAAGAACTATCAAGACTAGTCCAACCTGTGTCTGTTTTTAATAGATGAGTAGGAGGCGTAGCGTAAGTCCAGTAGCCAGAAGCTGAGGCAACTGAACTAGTATTGTGCGCTATTATACCGTTAGAACTTAAAGCCCCAATATCATTATGAAGCTGAGCACCAACCACTAAGCCGGTTGCTCCAGAATATTTCCAAACATCAGTTAGTCTAACAAGGTCATTAGTGCTAACGCCGCTTATTAATGGTGAATTTAACCAAGTTTTTAATTGTGTTTTAGCTAATGCCGCTCTGCCAGAAGGCGTAGCATGCTGCGATGCTGTACCAGTTTTTAGGTTTGTATTATTTGATCCATATCTATAACCAACAAACAGAGGAAAATCTACTTCCGCTGTTGGTGTTCCGCATCCAGCTAAAGTGTTGTATTGTGTTTTAGCAGTTATAACGCCACTTGTAACTGTTAATATAAAGTAAGTGTTAGGAACCGATGTTCCTGAAACATTAGCGTTTAAAGCATTGTTGTCAGGTGTATTTGTTGGTTCTATATATAAAAACTTACCGCTTTCACTTATAGGTTGATTGTCTTCATTATAAAGAAGAGTGTTTACGTTTATACCAGAAGAAGCGTAAAATTTAAAATTAAAATAATTTTTATCTATATCACTATATCCGTTTGGAAAATTGTTATAAAAAGATTCAATACCACATTTAACTAGTTGGTCTGTAGTTATTTGTCTTATGTCTAAATCTATATTACTATTTGGCTTGTTACAAGTCCAATAATACCAAAACTTTTTAGTTGTGTCAGGTAAACTGCTATCTCCATCACCTGTGCCACTACAGCTCGTGTCTATATTTACAGTCAAGTTAAAAGCGCTTGGAGGTGAAGCTGTAACAGCTGCAAAACCTAAGCCTTGAGTTTGGAAAGCAGAAGAGTCAACATTGTTATCACAATTATCTTTGTAAAATGTTTTTAAACCTTTTATCTTGTTAAAGTATTTGTTTTCTTTTTTAACAAACTCCTTTATCTGACCTTCTTCCATGTCAGTATTAATGTAGTTAGTGTACCAGCCGGGAGTTACTGTTTCGCTGTTTATTATTGAAGGAGCTATTTGTTGATGAACAACTTGCTCTATGCTTAATCCACTTAATCCAGTGCTAGTACCGTACTTATATCTTCTTGAGTCAGTACCAGCGTAGTTTAATGTTTTAAAACCTTTTATAGATTCAGTTACATCGTTTATAATTACATTAACAGAGCTATCATACTGAGTGCCATAGAAATTATTATAAACAGGGTTAGAAGCATGCTCCCATATTAATCCTTTGTTAAAAGTGTAATACTTGTCATTTAGTGATTCGCCACTTTCTAGTGGATAAAAAACACTACCAGTTTTAGTGTAATAAGATTTTCTACTAGTCCAACCATCAACAGTCTCTTTAAATGATACTGTAGTTGTTTCTATATCGTCAGATTCATCGTTAGATACTTCACAGTGTGTTTTATCTTTTGGTGTCTTAGAAAGCTTATCTTGCCACTCGTCGGTTAAATAATTTAATGTTAAATTATAGTTTTCCTTGTCATCGTTATAGCTTCCAATTATTTTAGTAGAACTAGGTAGGTTGTCTGCAAAAAAGTCTGACATACCTTTTAAAGCTATATTAGTTATACCATCTTGCGATAGTCTAATTACAGCACCTCTGTTTTTATCTGAAAAATAAGCTCTAAAACCATAAGAAGCAAAAGATTCTGGATTATCACTAATACCAAACTCTCCAGCGTATGGAACAGCTTGGCCTAAAACAGCTTTGTTTGAAGTTACGTTAGTGCTTCCATCAGCGTTAAACAACGCGTCTTTGTTTGCTAGTATCTTTAAACACTTGTCTTCACATAATGTAACTAAGTTTGTGTTTCTAGAGTGAAGCTTTTGAATACTACCATACTCAGGATTTAAATCTTTTGTTATTGGTTGAGCTTGTATAAATTGGTTTAATCTATTTATACCAGATTGGGAATTATATATTTGAGAAAATATAAGACCGCTTGATCTTCTTTCTTCCATATAAGGCTCGTCTAGTATTGTAGACACTTTTACGCCTTTACCTATTGTCGGCGCGTTAAAATCATCTCTAATTCTATCAGACTCTACACCATTTCCAAAAGAATAACAGTTATAATAATCTAAAACTCTAGCTACTGGGTTGTTACTTGTTAAGTCTGATATGGGATAAGCACAAGAAGCTTCGTAATAAATATCTATATCAACAGCTTCTTTTGGTTCTGTTTCAAATATAGCTGGATTAGTAGAAGTTAATATACTGTTGTCATCTACAATTACTTCTTCAACTATTTCATAACCTTTTATGTTTTGCATAGAAGACACGCTTCTACTTCCTACCCAATCTTCTGATATAGGTTTGTCTAGCTCTAAAACTAAAGCCATCCTATTGTTTCCGCTTTGATCTTTCTGATCTTTACAATCTGTGCCACCAACCTTTGGGCAACCATACTTGCAACCTCTACCGTGAGCTTGTCTCCAATGCGTTTTAATTTCATAAGGTTCACTAACTCTTCCGTCAACATGAACAACTCTTATTTTTTCTCCTTGCTTAGCTCTCTTACTCCAAAAATCACCAGTACATCCACCTTTTTCAACACTACCAGGTTGAACACCGCTACTAATCCAGTTTCTAGAGCCTACGTAAACCATACCGATTATTTTTGACCCTGTAGCGCAGCCTACTAAATAATTAGAACTAATTTTAAAACCTGGGTTAGGTCTAGTTATAGTGTTTGGTACAGTGTTCGCATTTAAACCTTGATCAGTAGGCCTGTGACCGTTGGCGTTAAAAGGCGCGGGTAATCTCCATTCACTAGGACAAGCAGAGCACGCGCATCTAGAACCAGTTTGACCATGATCACCATGCCAAAAGCCCCAAGTACGACTATGACTTAAACCATTCTCGTTGTTGGCGGGCATTATGTGTCTACCTGTGTTAAATGTTATACTAGCAACTATGCCATATCTTTTGTTTGTGTCTGCAAAAGTTTTAACTATATTAGTGTCAAAGTCTGTATCTCTATTAATTTTAACAAAAACTCTACCTTCAAACTCGGGCAATCTATCAACTTCTTCAGATAAAATATCTATTTGAACAGTAAAACCACCTGTTAAACCACCCGTACCCATCCATAATGATTCAGATCCTAGTGGAGTATCAAGCTTAACAACAAAAGGACTTTCAGCTCCACCAGTTCTTCCGCCACTTTTTATACCTATCATATCGGTACTACTGCTTCCTGAAGATATTCTTATAAAATTATCGCCGTTAAAGCTTTGTGAAAACACACTATTAATATCAGCCGAAGAAGTAAAACTAATTTCAGAAAAACCTTCTTTAAAACCACTAATTACACTACAAGAAGATGATGCAATAACTTTTTTAGATGATGATATAAAGTCTGGTGCTTTAGATTGAATATCTAAAATTTTGTATCTAGAGGGTCCAGTAGAAGCAACGTCATTATCGTGTTGTTTTTTTAATATTAAATAACTATCTATTTGAACCTTGCTGGCTTCAGAAGAAGGAAAACTCAACCAAACATTTCCGTCTTCTGCAAAATAATACCTGTCCAAAGCTAAGTTGTAGTATTCATTAGAAGTATCTTTTATAAAATACTTATAATGAGTAAATTCAAGACTTCCTTGTGCTATTGCAGAAAAAGGTTGTACTATAAATTTAGATGTTTTTTCAGCTTGAGTTTTGTCTAAATTAAACGTAGCCTCTGGATTACTAAAAACAGGAGTCTGTCTACCATAAGCGTCTTGTAAAACTATGCCAACTTGGTATTTTCTAATAGATTTTATAGAAGGAAGAGGTCTTCTAAAGTTAGCTTCATCTGATATTTCCTCATCATTATCTGAATCAATATAACCTTCGTGCTTACTACTTGACACGGTTAGACCTAATTTTAATTTTGGAACATTAAAATTTTGTAAATAATTAGCGTATATAATTCTATTAGCAGATATTTCTTGAGCTTTAGCTGCTCTAGGCACATTATCCCAGGGTCTTAATAGTTGGTTAGATTCTACAGTAGCACCTATTAATTCTGTTTTTAAATTAAATTGATTAGGAGGTGAGACATTTAAAGCGTCTTTATCTTCTCTTTTTAAAGTATCAACTACATATATATTATTGGATCTTGATTTTTTCATCAACACGTCAACCTCTATAACTTCTTGACTGCCCCAGTTAAAATCACTTATTATTAAAGATCTTAAATGATTTTGCATACCCAAGTTATATCCGTCACTTGACAAGTACTCAAAGTCATCTCCTTCGAAAGCAGGTTCTGTAAAAGGTGAAAAAGTAGAATACTCTCCGTTTTCATATTTCCATCTATAAGCAAATCTAGGAAATTCAAACTCAAACATAGGATCTTTCTCTTCTAAAATAGCTTCCCAAGAAACAAGTTCTTCGTCGTCCTCTGAAAATCTTAATATAGTTGATGGAGTAGACATTATATGAAACTCTACTTCGTTACCGTTTATACCATTAGGTATTATTTCAAGTCTAATTGAATATTCATCTATATTGTTATAATCACCTACTGCACTACCGGTTAAAGTTATTATATCACCATCTTCCCAGCCAGTAGGCGCTGCGTTAAAAACCAATGAAACTGTTTCCATGTTAGCAGCATACTCTCTAACATCTGGAGCTAATTGACTATCTTCAAACCATTCTTGATATGTAGGTAACGGCTCGTAAGTAGCTGCTTGACTTCCATTTGAAGGATTAGATATATATGTAAAATTAGTATATTTATCGCCTGATGCAGGAAAGTTTCCTACAAGATTATAAGTAGTGTTTAAAGGGCTGGTACCAGTCCCAGATACTTCTTCTCCAGCGCTAGACCTTGAACTAGTAGCCATAGTAAGTGTTGGCTTACATAAAGGTGATTTTTTTATAACAGTAACATCTGCTTCTGTAAAACTATCTCCACTAGGGTCATACTGGTATGAATTATTAGAGGGGTAATATTTAGGTATTTTTGTGTGGACGTTAAATTTTGGGCTACCACCATTAGAAGAACCAGTTTTAAATTTTTTAATATTTATTTTTTTAGGTTCTGTTATGTTGTCTGTGAAGAATAACAAGTCATCTATTATGTTTATACCTGTTATAAGATTTTGTTTATCAAATTTTAATATGTTTTGAGTATCAATTATAACAGGTGTAACATCGCCAGTTCTTTGATTAAACTCTGCTATTGCACTTATAGCGTTTTTTCTGTTATCTCTATCAGTAGCTATAAACCAATATATACATTCTGTAGGCTCATGTCTTATAGAACCTATACAAACTGGATTAACTAAATTACTAATATAATCTACGGTCCAGTTTCCGTTAGAAGCTGGCGATCCTTTTCTTTCAGTGTTACCTTTTAAATTTTGTAAAGCACCAACATTGCTAGACTCGGATGTAGCCACTGTTACGTTTAAAGCATCACGGTATTGTCCATTAGGAACCATTCTCTCGTCAAGATCATGATTCATCTTGCCTTGAGTAAAGTTATGAATAAATTCTGGCATATTTTAGTGTTTTATTATCTTAGATTTACCTCTCATTACCTGAGCAAGTTCTTCTGATTTTAAATTTGATAATCTTAATTTTGCATTTCTTTTGGCTGCAAAAGCTTCTTTTTTAAATCTCATTACTAAATACTCCTGAGTATTAGCTCTAGTAGCTAATATTGCATGTGCAATATATTTATATATAGCCTCTTCTGCGAACTTATGGATAACCATTTCGTTGTCTGTTCCGAGAGAGTCACTTATGTAATTTAATGTTATTATTTTACCAGTTAAACTTGAATCAAAAAATATCTTACCTCTTAAATTGTCTATAAAATAAACCCCATTGCTATTAGCAAACTCTGGATCTAAACCATATCTTCCGCCACCTAAGCCTCTATATCTTTCAAACTCATCTAGATTATCGTTGTTAGTAACGTTTCTGTTTGTAGCTTGTCTAAACGACTCAAGTGTCTCAGAATCATTAGCCATCAATAAAGTTCCGTCTTGATCAAAAGTGTAATTATAATCACTGTCTTGTACTATAGCTTCAGGGTTACTAGTTTTTCTAGCTGGCATTAATATTCTTTCAATACCATCGCCGTCTAGCCAAGAAACTTTTACATAGTTAACGTAATCGTGAGGTAGTTTCATTGACAAAGATGGAGGTATTTCTATTTCTTGTGACTTAAAAGATCTAAGCGTATCGTAACTAAACTCAGCTAAACCTCTTTGAGCGTGAAAAGCTACATCTGTTCTTCTTATTTTACTTATTATCTTGTCTTCACCAACATACGATATTATAAAATTGTTTATAATATCTTCTAATGAAACATATTGATAGTTACCGTATTGTTCGTTTGGTAATGTTTCTTGAAACAAAATAGATAAACCACTTAATGGCGATCCATCAGCGGCTTGAACATCTGTGTTTACGTTTGTGTTATTAAATACTATGTTGTAACTATTATCTGGTGCAGTATCACCCGGGCTAGTACCATTGTATGAATAACTGTTTTTATTTATTTCTATATTATTTATAAAAACCGTAATATCTGCTTGTTGAACAGGTCTTGTTGGGAAAGCAGTAGTTGTAACTGGGCCATATGTAAGATTACCAGCACCTGCTCCTATAAAACTCTGAGTTTGACTATAATAAGCTTGTTGTGTTCCTTGAAATAATGGCATATCTTATTGTTTTTCTTGTTGTATTGTTTGCATTTCTTCTTGATTTGCAATCTGATAAGTTTGAACCTCTTTCGTAGATAGTCCTGCAAACTCTAATATTTTTTCTACTAACGCAACTTCTTCTGATTGATGTAGTTGAAAGTTAACACTAGTTGCAGAGTTATATAAAGCTTCACCATAAACCATTACATAACCCCAATTAGGAGCTGTTGGCTTAGTTATTATGTTACAAGTAACACTAGAAGTTATAGTTATTGGGTATACTTGTATTTGTGTCTCTGATGTTTTAATATAAACAGGTCTAATTAAGTTTGGAGTTGTTAAGGGTGAAGATTGTATCTTTCTTAGATTGCCTTTGTTTATGTGCTCTATTGTCACATAAGGGCGATCTGCATTTTCTTTGTACATTAAATCGCCTAATCTGTAGTTAGTTGGTAGTGTACCTACACCACCGTTACCCATATTGACATCTTGATTAAATTGTTCAAATATACTTATTTTTTCTTCTAGTATATTTAACATGTCTGAATATTCCGTGCTGTTTCCATGCAGTCGGCCAAATTGGTTTATATCATAGAAGTATTGTTCAAATATATCTAATTGAGCTTGTTCTGCAAATAAGTTAAATTCTTGTGGAGTAACGTAACCACGCTGCTCTTTATTTAACGTACTCAAAACAGTTTGGTAAACGGTATCTACACTTACAGCCATAATTAATAAGGGAATTTTTTATTTAAATATTCTTTTCTTTTATCGCATCCACAGTCTTTTCCTGTGGCCTTGCTAATTTTTTCAACAACTTTTTTTATTCCAGTTGCTTTAGTGATAGCTTCAACAGTATCACCTAGACCTTTTTGTTTTTTCATTTTAATAAATGCAGCCGCCGTTAGACGGCTGCGTTTTATTTATAGTTTTTTGCTTAAGTTTTTATATACCTCCATGCCTTCATCAGTCTTGAAGAAAGCCGCTAAAGCATTGTATGGGTGTTCGTCATATGGAACAACACAAAGCTTTTTATTGTTAGGATATGTAAATACTCTTTGATCATCACTAAGCTTTATTAGATTATTTTCTACACATTTAGCGCCAAAATTTCTAAGCTCAACATTTTCATCATTAGCTAACTGCAAGAAAAGACTAGGGTTTCTTCTAGCCATTAAGTGTACGTCTCTTTTTATTTCTTTACTAGTTAGATTATTAACGTCACTACCTATTTCAGATCTTAATATAGCTTCTGCTTCCTCTATGTCTAAACCTTTTGCTGCGTTTAACGCGGCTAATTCATACTCTAAATAAGCTAAATCATCTACAGCTTCTTCAACAGCATTATATTCAGAGAATATCTTACCTTTTAATGGGTGATATAATGAAAGTAGTTTTTGTAAACACTGATCTTTTTTATCAACAAACAGCTTTCCGTTTCTAAAAACTATTCTACCTAAAGTAGCTTCTCCTTTTTGTTCTTCAACTAATGGTGAAGCCATGTTTGTTGCATATCTTAATTCTTTGTTGTAACCAGCTTTTTCATCAAACCAAAGTAAAGGTCTACGTCCACTATGTTTTGATAAAACCGTGTATACTAAAGGTTTTTTACCATTCAAAGTATATAACCTGTCTTGTATTTCCCATTTGACACCTTCTGGTACACCTGGGTATTTTTTTATTTTTGTTTTTTCCATGATATAATATAATTAAATAATTTAAAAATAAAGGTTTCTGGGCGCCCATTGAGCAAAGCTTTTTGACGCCCTAACCTTTAATTGTTGCTATTATGCAGTTGTATCTTTAAGTAATACAAAGTTATTAGCAGCTTGTACACATAAACATCTTTCTGATAAGAAGTTTACAGTCATGCTATCTAAGTCAGAAGTGTAGTTTCCACCAACAGATCCAGTAATCCAAGACTTCATGCGTCTGTCATCAGCTTCAGAAGCTCTATAACGTACGTGTAAGAAAGGTCTTGAAATATTCTTACCTAATTGTTGATCGTAAACTGTACTTGTTCCAGCAGGTACCATAACACCTTCAATATCAGCAACCAATCCTCTTGTTACAGAGTCGTTAAGATATTTCCAGTCAGACTTATAAAAGTCATATGATCCTCTACGGAAACCACTAAATCCTAAGTTAAGTGCCATATCCTCAGAGTTGTCAAATACACCGTAAGATGTACCACCTTCTCCGTAAGAATTTTGATTAGCTAACATTTTGTCAATTGATAAAGCAGTAGCTCTGTCTAAGAACATCATGTTCTCTTCAATAGCTCCTTGTTTATCAAGTTCTTGTAAAATGTTATCAAATTCTAGAATACCAGCATCAGCATTTGCATTACCAAAGTTTTGGTCGTTATATACTAAACCTCTGTCTTCAATAGCAGCAAAAAGACCTTCAGATCCTACACCAGCAGCTTGAGTTCCAGCATTTCCAGTTGCAGCATTACCTGTAACTAAAGAAATAGTAGAAGCAGCAGCAGCTTTTTCAGCTTCAATCATTGCCATTTCAATTTTATCCTCGAATCTAATTCTAGTTTCACTTTCTGATTTTAAATACCATAAGTAACCAGACGCACCAGCTTCAGTAGCTACTTCTACCCAACCGATCTGAGCAGTGTCAGAACCAGAGATAGAGTACTTACCTTTCATGATAAGTGGCTTGTTAGTAAACTTAGTGAAAGGAGCATCAACTGATTTTTGATCAGAATTATCTGTTCCTTTTCCATATTCAGAACCGTATATAAAACAGCTAACCATATTAGCGCCAGCACCGTTAGTAGTATTAAAATCACCAGCAGCAACGTCACCAAGTAAAGCAGCAGCGTAAGGTAAAACATCAATAGAAGTTGCGTTAACAGCTGATACTCTAACTTTTGCAGTTTTAACATTCTGAGATACAACTAATGTATCACCAACAGAATATAAAGCAGCTTGTTGAGCAGGACTTAAACCACCGTTTGCAGCACTAATTGCAGTGCCACCACCAGTTGAATTTAATCCATCATCTTGAAAAGTGATAACATTTTTACCACCACCTTCAGTTAATAAAGCGTTCTCAGACGCTACGTGTATTCTTCCTTGCTCAGACCATACAACTTCATCAGAAGCCATAGGCATTTCAGCACCTACCATTCTTAAGAAACCAGAGATAGTACGGTTACCGTATCTTTCTACTTCTTTCTCATATACTTCTGGTAAAAACTGCTTAGCAAAGTTGAAATCATTATCTGCAATTGACAAATAGTTATTGTCATATGCAAGTTTGTTTGGGCGAGGTACTACGTGTAGTAACTCAGCACCAGTTCCAGCTAAAGCCATAATTTTTAATTTTAAGTTTTGTTAATTTATTTTCGTTTCTTAAATCCCCATTTAACCGTTTGACCATCTGCATCGACAGATCTATATGTTGTACCTTGTTGAGGCGCAGCACTTTGACCTTTTCTTGGATCCATACTGATATTTTTTGTATTAGCAACACTTTGCTTCATAGCATCAGCTTTTCCTTGTTCGTAAAAATGGTTTGCAATTGCATCGGGATTCATTGCAGTGAATAAAGATTTATGATAACCAGCAGCGTCATTCATCTCATTGTTTTTATCAAGAAACTTCTTAACAAAATTGTTGATGTTACTTTGATTGTCTTTTACTTCATTCGGGTTTTTAACATTAAACCTATACCTTTTGTCTCCGACTTTGTATTCAAAACCTTTGAAATCGTCATTAAAAACTTGGTTAGTTTTATTGTTGAAAGTTTGAGTTTGCTTTTCAGCAACCTCTTTGTCTTTGTTATATCTATTGAAAAAATCTACAGCCTTCTGTTGTTCTGGTAATAACCTTGAACCAGCTTTGATTTCTTCATAGTATTTTGTTTTTAAGTTATTTAGATGATTTTTAGCGTTTGCTAATTCTTCTTTTCTAGCTAACTTTTTTCTTTTAATTTCTCTTTCATCTTCTACGTCTTCTTCAATAGCAAACTTATCTTCTATTAAAAAATTAATTTCCGATGGGTCTAAGTGTGGTCTTGTATTTTGATAATACTCAACAAGCAACTGCTCTTCATTTAAAGCGTCTACGTCTTGATTAAGTTTTACATAGTCTTCAAGACTACCACCTGTTTCATTTACAAAATTTACAACTTTCTGTATGTTTTCTGGTAAATCAATACCAGTTTCTTTTTGTTCTTCAATAGCCTCAACTATGTCCTCTTGTAAATCTTCTACTTTTTCTTGTACTTCTTCTTCTGTTATTTCCTCTAAAACAGTTGGCTCTTCAGGCGCAACTTTTTCTTCAACAACAGCTATAGGTTCTTCAACCTTAACTTCTTCTTTAACCTCTTCAGCAACTTTACCTTTTTCTGGTTTAGCTACTAGTTTGTCAAAATCTATTTTATGAGTACCATCTTCTTTTATAGTAACTTCAGGTACTAGATCACCTGTTTCAGTCTTTTCAGCTTGAGGAGTTGTTTCTTCAACTAGCTCTTCGACTACTTTTTCTTCTTTAGCCATAATAAAATATTATAAAATTATAAAAATTAATTACATAGGTCCAAACGAACCTAAATCAAATCCACTCATGTTATCATTTCCAGATGACTCAAATTTCTTTGGTGGAGCGTCATTCTGTCTTTGAGCTATCAACTCACTTTGTTGACTAGCTTGTATTTTTGTTCTTTCGTCTTTACGATCTTCTTTATATTGTTCTTTACTTTTAGCATTGTCAACTTCTAAACCTTTGAGCTGCATATTAAATTCAAACTCTAAAGCCATTAATTCTTTTTTCAACATTGCTTCTTTTTCTAAGCTTTGATTTTTTAAATCAGCTCTAATTTGTTCCATTTGAGATTCAATCTGAAATAACGCTTGTGATTTTTGTACTTCAGCTTGAGCTGCAACTTGTTGAGACTGAGCGTTTGCTTGCGCTTGAGCTTGCATATTCTCTTGTTGCATCTTTTGATCTCTTTCTTGCTTTTTCTTTCTACGTATTTTAAGTAATTGATTTGCAAGTTTTATATTCTTAAGCTCTCTAAGATCAATAGCGTCTTCAAGGTCTATTAAACCTCCAGCAACAGCTGCTTGAATATTATTTTCAAGTATTTGTTTTTCTTCATCATCAGGCATAAGCTCTATAAATATACCAAAATCATGTAAATGTAATTTAGCTATATCCTCTAGTATGCCAACGTTTTGATTACCTATTTTCTGTATAAAAGCTTCTTTTGTAGGTGAAAATTCTAATATATCAGATATTCTTAATGATAAACTTTCAGCTAACTCTTGTGTTAATGCTAATCCAGATTGTAATATATGTCTTGTAGCAGTATTACTATTTGCGGCTGCTAATTTTTGAACACCAACTAAAGCTCTAGCGTCGGGCACACTACCATCTCTAGCTTCATTTAACCCCGTCACGTCTCGTATCATTTGAAGATAGTAGTTGTAATTAGCTATTAAGCTTTGCATTTTACTACCACCATTACCAGATGCTATTTCTTGAATAGGTACTTTACCAGGGTTCATGTCACCTTCAGAAGTGAAAGATCTACCTATAATAGATCCCGTCTGAAAGAACATATTTAACGCTTCTTGTGGATTATAATTTGTTCCATTACCTAAATCAACTTCAGCTAAACCGTCTGCGTCTAAATAAACACCATCTGGCACCATTCTAGACATTACTTGTTGTAGTTTTAAGTGAGTTAATTGAATCATATCAGCAAAACCAGTTATACGTTTTACTAATGAATCAATTTTACCTTTATACATTCTAGGAGCGTTTATAGCGTAATTCATTTTAACTTTACTATAATCACTTTTTGGGCGCATCATATTTTTAGCAAGCTCCCATCTTAATAAGTAATCAGTACCTAGTATTAAAACACCTTCATATAAAACTTCTAGTGATCTTGATATTTTACCAAAATTACCAGTCATTTCATTTATAGGTGGATCAAATGTATCGTCTCTTAATATTATTTTTTCAGCACCAGTAGCTGTTTCTTTAACTTTATAAACCTCATTCATATAAGTTTTATAATTAAAATATAAAACTTCAATTTGATTTCTATCTTCGTAACTAGAAGAAGAATATCTATTGTAAGCGTGACCTGGGCTATGTATACTTTGAGCTTGTATATTTTTTAAATCCTCCTCTGTTAAGTTTGGAAATTCTTTTTTAAGCTCATTTATAGGAACTGTTTTTACTTCACCAACATAGTATATATCTTGAAAATCAGGATCTTCTGTATATGAATAAACTATATTTGCTGGATCAACGTACTCAACTTTAACGCCTTCTGACGTAGAAAAAGTATTCTTAACACAACCAATACCTATAGTTGCTAAATCGTAGTTAATTCTTCTCTTTACTAAATCGTATCTATTACCTTTAAGTAATACACTTATAGCTTGTTCCTCTGCTAACTCAATACCTTGCTTATAACTAAGCTGCATGTGTAAGTCTAACTCCTCTTGACTATCAGGTAGTTTTTCTGGAGGATTTTCAAATAAAGAAATACCAAACGCTTCTTGAGCAAATAAAGATAACTCTTGCGTCTTCATGTCTCTAAGCACTGATTCCATGTACTTAGTTCTTTTACTTACACCGTAAGGGTCTTGTGAGTATGCTTTTATATCATAACTTCTTTCTGATATACCATTAACAACTATATCTACAAATTTAGATATAATTGGTACTGGTTTCCAGTCTAAGTTTAAATAACTTAAGTCACCATTTATAGATAACTCATCTTTATACTTTTGAACAGGTTGTTCACCTCTAGCATAAAGTCTTAATTTATGAAACTCAGCTTGATGCTGATTATATCTTCTGGCAGATGTAGATCCATCAAACCATTCGTACTCAATAGCCTTACCCACTTGTAAGCCGTATTCAGCACTTACTTTTTCTGCGTCAGGTACAACTTGACTCGGAAAATAACTTTTTACAACTGACTCAGCCATATTAATTTTCTATTAGTTTTGATTGCATACCTGATTGCTTATATTTAGCTATGCTTAAGTTTAATTTTTCTTTTTTCATAATTGGATTTGCTCTATACAGATGCCTATTGCAAGCCATAATAGCTAAACCTGAACTAATAGCCGCGTCAAACTTTGTACGATTATTAATATCAAACTTTGCCCAATCTTGCAATGTTTCGTTAAAATAACATGTTCCATATGTATTATCAGACTTTACTCCAACATGATCCTGTATATACATTTCAATAGCAGCGGCGTGCGCTTGCTTAATATCTTCACTTGAATTTGGTATACCACCAACTTCTTTTTCAGCTGTTGATAATTTATTCCAAGTTCTATCAGGTCTATTCATTGAATAACCTCTATAACCACGTCTTCTTAAATAATACAATAGACGAGGTTTATTGTTCTCTGCAAGTATAGGCATTCCGTAGAACACTAAAGCCATTAGAACATCCTCAAAGAACATCTCTGAGGTCTTAGGCCTAGCTATATACTCTAAAAAGAACTGATTTGGTGGACAATCCTCCATACTAAACTTAGTTAACCCATGTAAAGCACCTTTAGATCCTTGACCATCTACTGTTCCTGATATATCATAACTATCACAACCAAAAGCACCCATATGCTCATTAGCTGGATATTTCATTCCGTTTTTAACAATAGAAGCGTTTTGCCTATTTGCTGGTGGTACCCAGCTTACTTTAAACCTACCACTAGGGTTTGGGTAAAAAATAACTTTTGAATCTTTAATTCCATTAACCCACTGAAAACTACCAGTTGTTATTTGAGAATTATTATTTATATCTTCGTTAAAATCTATTTGCTCGTATATTTTTGCTAAATTAAATATACTATTTTTAGTTTCATCTCTGAAAGCATGTTCTTCAGTTCTTGGAAATTGTCTGTAAAATTCATTTAAAGCATCTCCGTCGTTTTTTAAACCATCAACTTCATTTTGCCAATGCTCTAATATACCTATATCTATATTCTCCCCATACGGTCCAATAGTCTCTTGCTCGGGCGTATCGAATACAGGTAAGCCATAAGAATCAATGAATCCCTCGTAGTTCCATTCCATAGGTATGAACAAACTATAGAGTCCCGAACCTGTCTGTCCGTTGCGGTTTCTTTTTGTAACATCTGAGTTTTTATATAATTTTTTAAAATTATCACCACCTTTATCTAAAGCGTTTGATGTTGATCCCATCATACACTTACCGATTATTCTACTACCTAATCGTAGCGTGGTTTTCGTAACCCTCCAGTTGTTGAGGATGTTGTTCGGCCTCTCCCACTTCCCCGATTCATCGTGGACGAGGAGTTTAAGTTTCTCCCCATCGTAGGAGTTATCTCCCGTGTTCTTCCAATCGATGGTCGTGTCAAGTCCCTCGAGCTCCTGTATGGTTTCGTTGCTGGTAAGTTTTCTACGGGTAAGCTTACTGGCTGGGACTCTGAAGGCAAGCTCGGTCTTTGGACGGTCCATTCCGTCCTGGATGGGCTTGAAAAAGAAGGGGTAATTAACGGATATTGGAACCACCTTATCCGTGAACATCTTCTTCGCATCGGGTCCAGACTTAGATAAAATACCATATCTGGAGTCGCTAGATATGGTTGCCAAGTTAACCACCTCTCCTGATGCCATAAAGGAAAAGCCCGATCGACGATTCTTAAGGTAGCACAATCCGTAAGAGCGTACATCGGCCTTACATGCCTCCCAAAAGATAAAGAAAAGTCTATTTGCTTCACGGAAGTCTGGTGCGCCAACGTCGATTTTGCTCCACTGCAAGTACATGTAATGAGTACCACTAATGTAAGTAGGCACGTCTTTGTTATAAAACCAAAAACCTTCCTCCCTACGGGTGAATTCATTATCGATGTAATCATACCATTTTTCCTTAAATTCTTCTGGGTACTCTTTCCAGTCAAAAACTGTTTT